CCAACCAAAAACAATCTTGTCATTAAAATTTTTAGCGGCCATTTTTGCATTTGCATCTACTGCAATTAAATCGGTCCAAAAGGGATAAATGCTGTAATTGTTTTTAGGCAATGGATCGGGTGTGTAATCTCCACAATAGTCGTTGTAATTGGTTGATGTTAGGCCAAAGTGAAGGCAGCCATTGGTGGCCATCCTGGCTGTTGAAAATGTTTGATCATAAAATGTAAAATCAAAACCAAGATTAAAGGATGCAGAAATACCATCATCTCCCGATGTTAAGTAAGTAACCTCTGTGTGGTTTGTTAGATCTACTAATGCTTGATTAGATTCGTAAATGTATTGGGGAAATGCCTGGAGACAAAAAAGGCCTACTAGCCATAGAACTCTTTTTTGCATTGTCTCTCTGTTTTGGTTTTTCTTGTATATATTTTTTTAACTGCACCCACGACATCTCTATTGATGTGTGCTCTGTTGGGGTTTAATTCTTTTGTGCATGATTTTATAAAATCTTTAAGTGCTGCATCTATATCGGGCCTGTCAACAGGGTTTGATGCCCAGGCTACAGCTGCTTCATCGCCAATTTTTCCCTGGTATGGACAAGGTGTACCAGCCATGTTCATGGCTTTAAATACTCTTTCGTCCTGGCAAAGCAAGGCTACAGAGGCCACTTTCATTCCCATGTCATATAAATATTTTGATAGTTTTAGTCTTTCACAGTTTTGATCTACCACGGTTTTGCCGCCTGATAAACCAAATACTTGGCCCTGGAATGCACCTGATACACCTGTGGTGCATAGATCTTGTGAGTAAGACATGATAGAAGGTGCAATAGCACTAGCAGGGGGTGCTTCTGTTTTTACATTTTGGTTGATCGTTTGCTCTGACTTCGATTGATTAATATTTCTATTGGTATTGTCAGAAGTAGAATTGCTGACATTGTTGTTAAAGTTATTGTTAGTGTTGTCAGTTGTAACATTTGACTCAGAAGTCGATTCATTGATATTTGTATTTTGCGAAACATTATTATTTTGATTTATGTTTGTGTTTGTTGATGTTGAGGTATTGTTAACATTTTGATTAACCGTTGAATTTTGTGTAACGGTTGAGGTATTGACATTTGTATTGTTATTCGTATTTGTATTTACATTGTTTGATGTCGAAGTATTGACGTTGTTGTTATTGTTAGTATTAGTCGAAGTCGAAGTCGAAGAGTTGATGTTGTTATTGGTATTGGAATTAGTGTTCGTTGTAACCGTTGTGTTTTGAGTGTTTAACGAATTCGCTTCACAATACTGGGTTCCAGCATCACAAGATCCTGTTTGTTGGCCATAGCCATAAATAGGCAAAAAAGCCAGTAATAATGCGGTTTTGCAGAGTTTCGACATGCCTGTATTTTAGCATGTCTAAAAAATCATTTTTTCCAGGGTAGTTTGGCTACTATTTTGTTCCAAAGTTCAGGCTTAAATCTTTCAATAGACCAAGCGATCACTACTGCTACTACTATTAATGGTATTAATACTTCCATGCTGTTTTACCTCAATTTTTTTGTAATTATATACTTTTTTTGGCATGAACGATTCTTTGCTCGTAATTTTCAAAGTCTTTTGGATCACTAAAATGTATATCACAAGCAATAGACAGCCTTGGTTGGTCGTTTATGTTTTCTTTTACGCCATGCCAAAGGTGACAATCAATTAAATGCAATTCACCTACTCTGTTAGGAACATGGCCCACATCATCATAAAAAGTAAAACAATTATCAGGACCTGAAATAAAAATGTTACAAGCATAAAAAATATTTTCAGGATGACCATGATTGTGCATGATTATTCCTTCACCTTTATTAAGAATATTGACCCAACATTGAACCCAAAATTCATCTTCATCTTGCATAATTGGTAAGTCAAAAAACTTTTTTGTTATATCAATTTCAGGTATGTAATTTAAAAAATTATATGAAGAATACCTTGCGGTTGTTCCTGTATACATATCTGTAGTTATAGGCAAAGCAAGTATTTCTTGTTCTTTTTCTAATAAAACTTTTTCAATTAGCTTACATTCTTCTGTTGATAAGAAGTTTGGAATTTTTATGTGCATTTATTTATGACTGTAGCTAAAGCTAAAACAATCCTATCTTTAGGCGTTATGCCATTTTCAGGATGATGAAATAAACCCGAGTGCCAAAGATACCATTTGTTTATTTCAGGTTCTATTTTAAAATTTTCAAAGCTAGTGCCTAGTTTTGTTGGCGTAATATACATTACAGCAGAAAGTTGCAAACCTTTTTCTTTTTTATACATATGGTTATGAACAACACTTGCTAATTCTGAGTCTTTAGATGCGTAATACCCCCATACATTCTTTTTAGTAAACTCAAACTTATCTGTTCCTAAGTAAGTTTTAAAAAGGTTTTGAATAGAATCATCAATAACCGTAAAGGCTTGATCTATTTTTAAATCGCTTTGTATTTTTGGATGTGTACATACTTCCTCATCACAACATTTGGTTTCTTTAGTGTACTTAATTAAATCTTGTTGAAATTTTTTGTTGTTAACTTTAGCTATGTAAGGGCAATCAAAAACCTCAATCATCTTTTGATGCGTAATAGTCAGGCAACCCTATCATAGGCCTGCCATCAAACTTATTAAATTTTGCTTTTGGATTGCTTGCATCATTGTAATGTAAAAATACCTGTCCGCAGTTTTCACCTTCAAAAGGTTCTCTCCAATGTTCTAAATCGCAACCACGATACATGAGCATATCACCTCTTTCTAATTTAATTTCTATGCCTTTTTTACCCCTTTCACCTGATGGTTCTAAAAAGATTGACCAATCTTCGCCACCTAAAAACATAGTGGTAGATATTTCGCAAGATGATCTATCTTTATGTCTTGTTAACTCATCACCTTTTTTATAGATTCTTGCATACGAATAAGTTTCCGTTAGCTTTACGCCTGATTCTTTTTCCATAATAGGTTTAACTTTTTGCAATAATGTTTCCATAACAATATCAGCGTAATGCGAATAGGTTTCAGGTATTTGCACATCATTCCAAACGCCAAAATAAGTTGTAAATTGTGAAATAAATCTATCATCAAACATATGTCTTGCTACTGCTCTTTTATTTAAAAAGTATTGATAACAAAAATCTGCTAACTCTGTTGATATAGCGTTTTTAATAACTTGGTATTTATTTTTCTTAAAGCTCATCTAAATGGATATCCTAAATTCCAACACACTAAGGAGTGTCGTATTCCTTTGGTTACTGGTGTAACTCTATGCCAAACAAAAGAAGGGAAAACAACCAAACTACCCTTTGGTCTAATTTCTGTACAAACTCTTGGTTGTGATGCTTCATCTTGATTCCTAAAATCAAACTCTAAGTCACCACCCTCATATTCGTCAGGATCAGTTAAAGATAAAGTCATGCTAAGTTTTCTTAACTTACCATGTGAATTTCTATTTTCAGGATGATCATAAGGCTCTATATGTGAGTCACAATGCCAGTCATAAAATTGACCTTTTTTATATTCGGTAAATTGACAAGACTCGCTAAAATCCCATTCAAAATTCCATTCAGCACTTGCATTTGCTTGATGGATGTAAGGTTGTATTTCTTTGTATATCCACCTGTCATACATCCATACAATATCTGACTTGCGTTTCTTTTGAATGTTTTTAAGTTCTAGTTTAGTTAAGTTGTCTTTATTAGCATTACCTGTAAGAGCCATTTCTTTATTCTGCTCTTTGCCATAACGAACAATATCGTCACATATTCTTTCGGGAACAGCCGATTTAAAATACCAGTAATACCATTTAAGATTCAAAATAACCTCTCTCTATTAAAAAGTCTTTTACCCATTTTTCTAAAGATGTATTTTTATAACCATCTATAATTGATTCGCTTAAATACATATTCAAATCATAATTGTTTTTTTCTATTTTATCTTCTTTAACATCATGATAGACCCCATCCAAAACACTATCATCATATTTAATATTGTTTATAGAAAATTGTTCTAAATCAACATACCTATGTTTATAGGTTGGAATCTTTAAAAATTTATAAATGCGTTTTATATTTTTTTCAGGATTTGTTGTTAAATCTTCATAATTAATTTTTATGTAATCATTATTACTTTTAATGATGTTATATATAGCATAAGCATAAATAGCAGTCATGCCTTCAGTCATTTCATAAAAACAAGAATCTTTTAAATCTTTTTTATTCCAATTTTTTACTCTAGCAAGAGAGCCTAATATTTCTATAAATGGTCTTTCTAAAATAATAAATTTTGGATTTGGGGTAACATATTTTTTTATAAGTTCTATATTTTTAGGAGTTCCCCAAGGACTTCTATCAATAATATGATTGCTTTTATAGTCTTTAAAATATAGTTCTAAACTACCTCCTATTAAATTATCTAACGATTGATGGTCAGGAAAATTTTTAAAGTTTGTTGTTTGTTTAAGTTTTTCAAGATCATATAAAATATCTGCTGTAATGGAATTAGCAGTAACACTTATATTTGAATTTTGATTTAATATGGATGCAAGTAAAGTGTTTCCACATCTAGGCAACCCACATAAAAAATAAATATTTTTCATCTTCTCTCTCTTAAGAGATCAGTATAGTTTAGATATGATTTAAAAGAAAGGTTGTTGTTAGTTTGTCCAAGTACCAGCTTTGACTGCTCTAAATACTGCTTTTAAATCCCAAACGCTTGAAGTTCCATCTACATAGTCAACTTGAGGTTCATTAATAATTACTGTACCTGAACCACCAGGTGCAGCACCAAGGGGTTCAACACTTCCTGCGAAAGATGTTTGAGCACCGCCTCCGCCTCCAAGATTTACACCACCTGCTGTCCAAGCTGGAATATTTGTATAGCCACCAGCATTATCAAATGTTGGTGAAACTTTACCAGCATTACCACCACCCCCTGAGCCACCTAAACCACCGTTAGGATTTCCGTTATTTGAGAATAATGGGCCAATGTATGAAGCACCGCCTCCGCCACCGCCTCGAGTAACACTTGATCCTGTAATAGAAGATGCTAGTCCAGCACCACCATTTCCACCATGTGATGCTGTAGTTGGAACAGGTGAACCTATAGTTTGACCAGCAGCACCTGCTCCGCCTCCGCCTGCTGAATAGCCACCTGGAGAGGTATCTCCTCCTGGATTTCCTTGACCTGGAGTTGCTGAACCACCAGTACCACCTTCATAACCACCGCCACCTGAACCGCCTGGATTACCATTTTCAGGTGTGCCTGATACTCCTATACGACCACCACCACCACCTATAGCTGTAAGAGGTGCTGCTGCTCCAAGGACTGAATTTGAACCATTTGAAGCTGAAATATTTCTTGGATATGGTCCTGCTGGGGGAGGAAATACATCACTTGGATTTGAAGAAGCACCGCCTCCTCCTACTGTTATAGGTACAGGACTTAAAGGTAAAGGATGGGAGGGTACTTCTAAATGTCCCCCTGCTCCGCCACCTGAACCGCCTCCGACACAACCACCGCCACCACCAGCTAAAACTAATACCCAAGCATTAGTTGTTCTTGGTTGAGCAGCAAATGTGCCTGAAGAATTAAATGTAGAAATTTGTTGAGCTTGAGTTCCTGCTGTTAATGTTTGTGCTGCTCCGATTAATCTAGGCATTTGTCCAATTCCCTGCTTTTACAGAATCGTAGACTGCGTTCATATCCCATACTCCTGATGTGTTTTCTAAAAAATTAACTGCAGGTTCTTTAATTATAACTACACCTGAGCCACCTGCTCCACCTGGAACTGGAGTAAAGGGTGGATTACCAATATCAGTTCCACCACCGCCACCCCCAGTGTTAGCAACTCCGCCTGGGTTTGGTGAATCTACAGGATCAGAACCATTAGCTCCGCCACCTAGACCACCTTGGCCAACAATACCATTGTTTGAAAATCTTCCTACGCTTCCGCCACCACCTGCTCGATAAACAGGTGTACCTGTAATAGATGAAGCTACGCCATCTCCGCCATCCCAACCATGTTCAGGGGGTGGAGCGATTGGGTAAGGCAAAGGTCCTTTACCTGCTTCACCTGCTCCTCCACCTCCACCACCGCCTCGGTTGAGTGCAGCATTACCGCCTGGATAACCTTGACCTGCTGTTCCCACACCACCGCCTGTTGAATAAGAAGCACCGCCACCTGAGCCACCATTTCTTACTGTAGCAGGATTAGCAGGGTTAGGTACAAAACCTGCTCCGCCACCGCCAATAGAAACTATCCCATTAAAACTTGAATCTGATCCTTTGTTTCCACCAGGTGAGACTGGTCCTGGAGGTGCTGGGCTTACTCTTCCTATTCCGCCACCACCTACAACAACTGGATAGGCTGTATTTCCTGTAACTGGACTTAAAGGCTCTGCTGATGCTCCGCCACCTGATGCTTCACCAGGGACTGAACTACGATAACCACCTGCTCCGCCTCCGCCTGCTCCTGCTCCTGCTGAATCTCCACCACCGCCTCCTGCAACAATAACATATTGAACAGCTGTACTTCTAGGAGCAGTCGTTAAAGTTCCACTTGCGTTGAAGGTTGTTATTACTTCAGCTTGAGTTCCTGATTCAGGTTTATAATCTATGCCTACTATTCCGCCATTAGGACTAGCCATGGTTAGACCTCATTCCATTGCAGATTAGTAGCATCCCATTCGTAATTGGTTATAGTTTCAAAATTATCGCCTGTAAAGGTTTGACCTAACCATTTTTGATTATCTTCATCCCAATTGAGTCTGACTGGTGCTGAGTCTATTTCTGTAACTGTTGGATAGGCAACTGGTGCTTTCCAGTCATCGTTAGAATCTAATGACCAAGATGGGTAAGGTTGAGGAGCTATAAATTTATCTTTTGATGCATCATAAGTATCGCCAATACCTGCATAGTGTTTTCTAAAATTGTGATTGTATGAAGTTTGTTTCCAAGCTGTTCCATCTTCTGAATGTGGAACGATAGATGCTACAAATGTTTCTGCCTCAGAGGATAATTCTCCTCCGTTAGCTTCTACATCATCGTTGGATATTACTACTACTCGTAATACTTCGTTGCTTGAATTAAGTTCTGCAAAATGAGCCATAGTTTAACTCCTTACGCATCATCTAAGATTTCACCTGAAATAACATACTCCAAGTCTGAATCGGCTGAAGCAGTTAATCTAAGTAAATCTGTTTCGTCTAAATAAACTTGTGAATTTTTATCAATTACTACTAAAGTTGCGTCTGCTGGAACTGATACGGTTGAAGCTATTTTGTAATAATTTGAACCATTATCAACTGAAACTTCTATTGTAATATCAGCAGCGTTTGTTCCGTCTACATTAGAGATAATAATTGTGTTAACTTTTTGAACTTTATCAGCAGCTACATCAATTACATCTGTAGGTGAAGTAGTAACTGCACCTGCTATTGTAAAAGGAAGTACGCTTGAAACATTTACTAAATTTGGTGTTGCCATAATATTTTCCTAATTTTATCCGAAAACCAAAGCCATTGCTATAGCTTTACCTGTTGTTGCTATACTTGCATTATCTAAAGTAATACTTGATGCAACGTTTAAATCTGTAAAAGCATTTACGACATTCGCACTTGCTCCTCCGCCATCAGAATAAACAACTGCAACAGCACCGTTGGTAATTGTTACACTTGTACCTGAACCTTGTTTAACTGTTATAGATTGACCGCCAGTTGTAGCGTTTTCAATAATCCATATTTTAGAAACATCATTTGGAGCTAAAGTTAAATTCCTAGTTGCAGTTAAAGAAACCCCTGAAGTAACTTTAAAATATAAACTACGAGCAGGATCGGTTAATCCGTCTGCTATCGTTGTTGTTGCGTCTGCATCAGAACCAAAAGATGCTTCAGTTCCATAACTAAAAGCCTCTGCTATAAGTTCTAAATTAGTATTGGTACTTGTTCCCCAAGTTCCTGACTCATCACCTGTAGCAATTTCCTTGAGTCTTAAATCATTTCCATAAGTTGCCATAATATTTTCCTATAATAAGTTATGCTGCTATTTCTGTCCAATTTGGATTTTGTTGTGTTGGTGGTGTTATACCCCATACATTTACTCTTTCTGTTTCACCTGTTGCTTCTAATCCTGTTACATTTATATCAGCATTTGCTTGAACTACAACTGTTCCAATATTTATAGTTCCTAAAACACCAAGAACACCAAATATATTTTCTGTACGTGTGGTAACACTTCCTAGTGTACCTGTAGTAGAAACTCCTGTTGGTAATATAACAGCACCACAAGTTACTGTTTCATCACCTACATTAAGGGTAGATGCAACTGCTGATACACCATTAACTGCATCTGCTACAACACCAGCAGTTCCTAATGCTGAAGTTCCCGATAAACCTGTAACAGATATATTTGCTTCACAAAAAACTGTTTCATCACCTAATCCAGAAGTTGCTTCAAGACCTGTTGGCAATATATCAGCTTTTGCAATAACTGTTTCATTGCCTAATGCTGAAGTTGCACTTAAACCAGTTACAGATACATTAGCATCTGCAATAACTGTTTCATCTCCAAGTGCAGTTGTTCCAACTACACCAGTTAAAATTACAGGAGTAGCTTCACCCCATGCACCTGAATCCCAGGTACCTCGACCCCATCCTGTAATATTTGCCATATTAGGCTATTCTAATAATTGCGTTAGATGCGTCTGCTGCTGGAAATTGAATAGTAAAATCACCATTGGTAGAAGTTTTATCTCCACCAAAATCTAATACTGCAACTGCTGGATCACCAGCTTCTGTGTCATTGTAGATTAAACAACCTCTAGCAGTAATTGTTGCACTAGAAAAAGTTAAATCAGCAAAATCAGTAAATGCAGTAGTACCTGATGATGTTGGAGTTACATTAGTTAATGTACCACCACCAGCAGAATAACCAG